GCTTACGCATTACCCTGGACTGCACAATCTTGATGGTCATAAACGTTACAAAGACTACAAGGAAGCAGAAGCCAATCATGGCCACTGCTCCCTTTTCTAGCCTCACTGGGCCAACCTCAAAGGCCCAGCAACCTCATGCCACTCATGCCAGATTAGGTCTTCGTAGTGGTTTAGCCTGCCCTTTGCGTACTCTCGCAGCAGGTTAGCCTCTCTGCGGTCTGCAGCATCCTTGTCTGACTGCTTGCCGCTGAGCATGGCCTCGATACGCATTGCTGCCAAGGTATGGCTGCCGTCTACTGCGTCAAAGTAGATATCTGCTGCAGGCTCGGTAAGCATCAGCGCCTGAAGCACAAGATCCAGAACCTCATCAGTAGGCTCGTATTCGCCATACCGGATGATGTTGTCTAGGTTGTCGTAAATCAGAGAACTGATCTCTTTGAAGGTTTTTTCTTCGTCTGTCATTCGTTTTCTCCTCACTTGGTTATTCGTAGCCGGGCCACAACATTAGTGTACCAGGGTCATTACTCGCTTAACAATTTATCAATCTGCTCTTTGAGACCAACAAGAATCTCACGGGCATCCGAGCTCCTTTCATCATCGCGCTTGCTGTTACCGACAAACGCAGTGACCTCTGTTACCGATCCGCTACTATCGGTTATTTCAAACTCAATCCAGTGACTATCCTGGCTGACCTTTACCTCTACTACCCGATGACAATTGATATTTGCGCTCATTCGCTATCTCCTAAGTTAATTTGCTGTTGCTTCTACCACCAAACCCGCAATTAAGCGGGTCTGGGTTTGGTTGTGTTGTGGTCTTTATGACCAATCCTCCTTGTCTCTTGCCATTGCTGCATCGCTGATTGAGCTACAAGAATTTTCTGGGTTATCTAGCTCATCTGCGTGGAAGTAAATTCCCTGAGTCTCCACAAATGCTTCTGCGTTCGCTGACATACCGTCCCACGGCAGCACTTCATACAGACCCTCGTTGTAACCTGATTCAACTAACTGACAGCGTGTGCCTTTTGGTATTACAGTAAACACGCCGCCCTCGTAGGCATCAGGCTCTGGTAGGCATCGCATATCCTGATAAGCTGCGTAATATGGGACTTGCTTTGGTAATGCTTTAATCATTTGTTTTTCTCCGGTTTGGTTTGTTGGTACTTCTACTGCCAAACCCGCAATTAAGCGGGTTGGTAAGTTATTCATCAGCTAAGACCCACGGGTCATCTATCGATCCATCGACATACATATCGACTGTGCCTATGGCGCATTCCAGCCATTCTTCTTCTGGAACGTCTGCGCTGTTTTCCTCCGCAACATAAACCAAACTCCAGTCATCAAACTTTTTGTTTTTATTCACTTTTTCAACGTGCTGCCAGAGTGCTCTGGTTCGCTCATAGTGATTTAATGGCTCGTCGTTCATTCGTTTTTCTCCGTTTTGGTTTGGCCCGTTGCCGCCCCACAAACGTATCGTCTCAAACCCTGACCTATAATGCAACCTTTTTGATGCAAATTTATTAAATATTTTTATGTGCCGTAACGCTTTGATTTTGCTCGCTTTATGTTCAGGTGTTTCACCCAATCGTCAGCTTTTTGGCTTTGTTTTGGCCTAATTCCGCGTTTTATTTGGTTCGGCCAGACACCATATTTCTCACGGTAGGCGTAGGATGCGTATCCCTCCTTGTATCCATGAGCCCTGGCGTAATACAGTAGCCCGGCAAACAGCTCCTGCTTGCTCTCCCTGGTATCCTCTCGGTTCAGTTTCTTGAGCATGCTCTTGTCTCCGTGCATATCGTGACGGATCACGATCTCGTAGCCGCAGCCATTGCAGCGCAGACCGACAAACTGCTTCTTGCAGCTCGGGCATTCCCGCGGCTCCTTGGGCTCCTTCTCTTTCTTGACCTGCTTCTTCTCATCAAAGCGTCCAGTGCCGTCATCGAGCCGCTCAGGGACAATCATGTCGGTGAAGCCATGGCGTAGGTGATTGCCCGCATGGTCCAGCACGATTGCGTTCTCCTTGCCCTCGCATATCCTGGCCAGGCGTCCAATCTTTTGACAATGCCGGATGATCGACTTGGTGGGATAGAGGTCAATGCAGGCAGATACCTGTGGCGCGTCGTACCCGGTATCTAGAAGCTGGCTGCAGCTGAGTATGACGATCTCTCCGCTGTCATGCTTCTGCATGAGCTCCTCACGCAGCTTGGGATCCATGTAGCCGTCGATATGAGCTGCAGGTATGCCATTCTTCAAGAAGAGCTCTACCAGGGACTTAGACGCCGCTATGGACGCAGAGAATGCGATTGTCTGCCTACCCTTGCAGTGAGCCAGCCAGTTAGACACAACATCGCCAACAAGATCTTGATCCTGCTCGACAGCCTCGGAGAGCTGCGCCGGGTCATAGTCGCTGCCTCCGGTGCTAATGCCCTTGGACCGTACCTTCGAGACATCAATCTGACGGCCGCCGTAGACCTCAATCGGGCACAGGTAGCCTTGCTCCTGCAGCTCCGCGGTAGTGATTGGGACAACTAGATCTTGCCATAAGCCTGGCGCGGCCATGCCCTTGCTCATAGGCGTGGCTGAGAGCCCTATGAAATTCACCAGATCCAAACGCTGCATCATGTCCCGCATGGTCTTATACATAACATGGCACTCGTCCTGAATCACTAGATCAACGCCAGGCATATGCCGGCGCCTTGCCAGTGTCTGTACGCTTGCGATCTGTACGGCTGCGTCCGGGTCATTGCGCCAGTGCTCGCCCTGGATCACGCCAGGTCTCAGGTACTGGCTGTCGAAAGCATTGAGAGTTTGATTGACCAGCTGGATGCGATCACAAACGAACAGAACCCGCTTGCCTTTCTTCACTGCAGATTCAGCGATGGCGCCCGCGGTTAGCGTCTTGCCAAAGCTGCAGGCAGCTCCGAGCACCACTCGCCTGTTGCCGCGCCTCATGCTGTCGCGGATCATTTCTATGGCTTTGATCTGATGCGGTCTGAGTTCGACCATACTTTTCTCCCGGCAATACTAGTCTTTTGACGGTTAGGGACACCATCAGTGAAATTCAGTAGTTGCGTAGTCCAAAAATGCCAATTTGCCTGAACGCCTTCACCATCCATTGGTAGCCGCGTCGAGCCTCCATCGTGTCCGCTAACCAGGTTTGTGCCTCAGATCTCGCTATCTTTGGCCGGTCCCGTCACGCCCGTGGCATTTTGCTATCCAGGTTTTCAGCAGTCTGTCTGCATTATCCTTGAGTTTTTTCCGGTCAGGATTCACCACACCGGGTTGTGTGTTATACTCCTAGTCGGCTGGTGTGTCAAAGTCTCTCCACTCCCACTTGGTCCTACCTTTGACATTTCCGCTTCTCGCTATCAAAGCGGCCCAGCCTCCCTTGAGATTTTTTCCGCCTTAGCAGTATCGAGGCGGTTTTTTTATCACCTAAATTTTCTACGGTAGAGCCGCGCTTTCTTGTTAAACACCTTGGCTATGCGCTCCAAGTAGTCCTTTGTCATTTTGCGCGTTGTCGTATCGCTCTCAAGATCCTCAACAAATTGCTGGCCGAACCTTCTAATTAACCCTTTTCGATACTCAACGACGTTACCGCCCAGGTAGTTATTGCAGTATTTAAGCTGGCCATGGGCATTCCTGGTATCAAACCGCAGGGAGTTGCAGCTGCCAACAGACCTGTAATGGCCGCAATCATACCTGCCGCCAATCGCATCACCCTCTAGCGGCCTGGCGCAGCAGATACAAGGCTTATTCTGATCGCGGACCCGAATGTACAGGTTAAAGGCCATCTGAGCCTTCTTGAGCACCTCAGAGCGCCTAGACAGCCTTTTGCGCCGCTCGGTTATCTCTTTGCGTCTAGACTTCTCTCCAAGCTTTCTGGCAGATTCTGTCTTGGTCCACTCAAATAAATGCTCCCAGCAACAGAACGCTTTGATCCCAGCAAACACCGCACACTCAGCGTTTACCTTCTTCCGGCACATCGAGCATCTTCTAGTGGTAGTCACGCAGCACACTCTCTATCTGATATATGTCAGCTAAGTAGCCGTACTTCAAGATCCTGCAGGGCTCCTTGACCGCAGTTACAGCAACCTTCTCACCGGCCTCTAGGTCTCTGGCGTAGTTGTTACTCCAGAACCATTTCTTGTCGCAATAGCCTACTATCTCTACAAGTCCCTTGTCTTTAGGGATGCTTGTAAAAATGTAAGTGTCACAGTCCTGCTCTTTTTGGTAATCAGTAAGCAGAGCATTGTTGAAGTCACTCGCAAAACCGCGGCGCTCAGTGGTCTTAACGTCTACCTTGCGGCCGTTACAGATCAGATCGCAGGAAAAGTTATCCTGGGCAACATACTCATAATCAATGCCCTCTGCGTTGAAATACTGAACAACCGCGAGCTCTCCGAGTATCCCGGCCTTGCTTGACCATGAATTGATAGATCTCTCAGATAACTTCTCTGGCAGCTCATCAACGATGTGCCACCAGAGAGCAGGTATCTCGATCACTACCTTATTCATTTTTCTTCACCGGCCACGGAACATGCACACCAAACTTCTCAGCCAGGTGCTTGTTTAGCGTCTCGTAAACCTTGATGTAATCTACCTTCTCCGCGTCTGCACTAGACTCGGCGCCGGTCATTGCCTCCAGAACGGGCTTGAATATGTAGTCTTTTACTGACTGCTTATTCCAAGGAATGTCCACATCGGCCTTGATGACCTTACGCATATCCAAGCCCTTCTCGTTCAGAGTGTCAGCCAGGGCAGAGCACCAGACATGCAGCGCAGAGTTCTGCTTCAGGCTGCGCTTCTTGCCGCTCTCCCAGGTTACTGTCAGGTACCGATCTTTTTTGTAAACTTCCTCGATGTGCTGCTGAAATTTCTTCAGAGCATCGTCGCTATTCACTATCCAGAATTGCCCTTGAGGCATACCACTCTCCTCGCTAACGTTGGTCCACAAAACTGTTGAGTGCCACATTGAATTCACTCTCCACATCCATACCCATGGCCAGACAGCAGTCGATAAACACAGAGACCCTGAGATCGTCTGCATTCTCCCACCTGCCAAACTGCTGCCTGCTAACCTCTAAGATATCGGCTGCCTGCTGTTGAGTAAGGCCGGCGTCTAACCGGCCCTTGTACAATTGATCGCCTAAAGAAAACATTAGAATGGTATCCCGTCATTTTTCTTTTGCGGTTCTGAAACCTGCAGTGACATTACAGGCTGGTTACCTGAAGGGTTTTCCTTCTTCCAGCCAGCTATTCTGTACACCTTACCTTCGACATCTATCTCGCCGGTAAAATGCGGATGCTTGTCTTCGGACTTGTTCTGGTTTACCCACAAAGCACCCTTGTTCTTGTTGTCATATTGAGAAGTCATATTTCTTTTCCTCTTTATTTGGCTCTTCGAGCCGGTTAGTTTCACCAATCAGTATATCTGCCTGGCTCTTCATCTGGTGCAGGCCAGCATTCCAGCCCGCTACCCAGAGATCTCTCGCTACTTCTGAAACGTCCTTGAGCTCCATGCCGTAGTATTCTTTGAACGCATGCTCACACAGTGTCAGCACAGCTTTTCCTCCCATGTATCAAGATCCGCAGCCATATCAGCAACAAGCTGCTCAAGTTTCTCAATGTACTTATCGTCCCGCTCTACGCGCATGCGGAATGGCCTCACCTCATGAGACCACGCAACAAAGTCGCAAAATTTATAATCAGGACCGAGCACCCAAAGCTGCGCCTGTATCTGCGGTATGTGCTCCACAGGCACCTTCTGCTCCCGGTGCATCTTGACTATTTTCTTTGGCTTACGGTGACACTTGATTTCGACGCAGCCCTTTCCATCTTTTGTGTCTACAAGGCCGTCAGGAGACGCGCCCGCTCTGATGCTATCGTGCAGGCACAATCCAATCTCCTCAACAGAATTACCGCTGACGTACTCGTACCATGCTCTAGCATTGGGCTCGTTGTCGATCCCGTACTGCATATCCTCGGTGACGTAAATTTCTTCACGCCTGCCAGTAAGGCGCTCCGTTAAGAGCTCGTCCATGTAATCGTCAATCTGCGTAGATGCCTTGCCGGTGCCAGTAATAATTCGCTTGAAGTTGCTGGCGGTAGGAATGCCCAGACGAGCAGCATGCCACTCGTCTGAACGCTGATCAGCGTCAACAATTATCATTGTCCACGCTCCCGGATGCTGTCTCCGACTACATCCTTCTGAGCCACAGGCACCTTGTCTATGCTAGGTATCTGGTAGACAGACATCAGCATTTTGTTAACCTCTTCAACGTCAATCTTTTTGCTCTTCAGAAATTTATTAACGTTGCTGACCCAATCCGCATCAACATACTCAACCTTGCCAACAGCATCGCTGCCGGACGCAGAAGCATTGAGATCCTCTCCCGCATAGACATCTATGCCCAATCCAAACCTAGCCAATGTTTTGACGAGCACCCTCTGGCGAGCAGTGTTTATGTCCATTGAGTTTGGATTGACAATTGGCTTGTTAGACCAATTTAGAACAGGAAGTGTCTCGTGATGGGTCACTGAATCATGACCAACGTGAATAGTGAATGTACACCTTACCTGTGCGGTCTGGTCAGGGTTGTGTGTCAACTCAAAATTGTAGTCAACGTCAGTAAACCCAGCCTGCATGAGCATCTTCCAGCCTTTTGCCCATGACAGATAGTTAAATTCACCCTTCTTTTCGACCGCGCTGTTGCAGTCAATATTAGACAGAACGTCCCAGATCTGGGCGCTCAGAGTTTTTATGCCGTGCATAATTTATTGCTCCACTTGGTTAAACGAAACACAAGTGTAGCAAAGCATCAAATGTGAAGCAAGCGTTAGAAGTAGTTCGACGTAGTTAAAACATGATACCGCGGCAGGGTTTTTTACTTATGCAAAAACAATGGATTAGCGTAATTGCATGTATTTATCCACCAACCTACCCACCAAAAACTAGACGTAGGTATTGGTGCGGATCATGTCCGTGACGGTGATAGCCCTGCCCTTGACCTGGCGGGCCCATTTGCTATCCAGAAACTCAACCGCAGCCTCTGCGTACTCTTGGTGCTCCATGCAAGCCAGAGCCTTCTTAAACAATCGCAAGCGGCTTATCCCAAGATTAAACGCAATATCTATCATGGCGTCACGCCTGGGACAGTCATCCAGGTCATTAAACCAGGGAAAGGCATTACCGAGCTCTTCCTCGCAGCGTTTAATATCGTTCCTGACCAAGTAGACTATCTCGTCAGGAGAGAGCCCAAGACCTCCTTCCG